GCATTTACCAAAGATCCGACCAAGATTTTGACCTAAGTCAATTTGGATTATTTTTGCAAACAGGAACTATTTTTATGGTATTCCATTTGCGAGACATGGTTGACTTAATTGGTCGTAAACTCATGTCTGGTGATGTACTAGAACTACAGCACTTGAAAGATTACGATGCACTGGATAGTGATTTGCCTGTTGCCCTTAAGAGATATTACGTAGTAGCCGATACCAGCTTTGCATCAGAGGGTTTTAGTCCAACGTGGTGGCCGCACTTATGGCGTGTTAAATTGAATCCGCTAGTAGATAGCCAGGAATACAAAGACATACTTGATAAAATCAAAGTTGATACCAATGGTGACGGTACACCCGATACTCCAATTGGACAAATAGTGAGTACATTAGGAAAATTCTTAGACATTAATGCTGCTGTAGTTGCACAGGCCGAAATTGACGTTCCACTCAGCGGCTACGATACTAGTCCGTTCTATACCATGCCAACTATTACAGATGGAACAGAGCCAGTGGGTCAACCGATTACCGCAGATTCTGGTTCTATTACCGCTGATAATGCTGGTATTGCAACTGACGTAGGTGCTGCTAGTCCATTAAGCAAGATACAAGGTTACTTAACAGGCAACGGTACTGCACCAAACGGGTTAATTACTGGATCCGGAATTGCATTTCCCCCTAGCCCACACGAAGGCGACTATTTCTTGCGTTTGGATTACTTGCCAAACCGTCTATTTAGATACACAAACAATCGTTGGTCTAAGATCGAAGACAATGTACGCACTAACTTGACTCCGGGTGCTGCAAATAATAAGACACAACGTAGCGGTTATGTAAATAACAGTAACACATATACAGATAGCCAAGGTAATGTTCACAACGAACTACAGCCATTGAGCAAGATTTTAACACCCAGGGCGGATAATTAATGCCAGTACAATTTTCATATGACGGACAACTTCGAAGATTTGTTACGCAATTTATTCGCATGGTTTCAAACTTTCAAGTTGAATTTGGTAAAGACACAGACGGTAATCGTACATTACAAACTGTACCAGTATTCTACGGAGATATGAGCCGCCAAGCTGCAATGATACTGCGTAACAACAGTGAAAACAGTTTAAACGCTGTTCCGTCAATGGCAACATACATATCTGCACTGACATATGATCGTGATCGTGTACAAAACCCATATCACGAAGGTGTAATGCGTGTTCGTGAAAGAAATTACAACACTGCACAACAAACATACGAAACAACTCAAGACAGTATCTACACTGTAGAACGTTTAATGCCGGCGCCGTATAAATTAACTATGAAGTTAGATATATGGACCAGCAATACCGAACAAAAACATCAGCTAATTGAGCAAATTGCTCCATTGTTTAATCCGGGCCTGGAAATACAAAGCACAGACAACTACATCGATTGGTCTAGTTTAAGTGTTGTACTATTAACTGATGTAGTGTATTCTAGTAGAACAGTGCCAATGGGTGCAGATGAAAGCATTGATATTGCTACTCTCCAATTTGAAATGCCAATTTGGTTGAGCTTGCCTGCTAAAGTTAAGAAGATGGGCGTGGTTGCTCAGATTATTGCCAGCATATACGATGCCAATGGCAATATCTCCGACGATTTTATTAGTGGAACACAGAATCTAATTAGCCAACAAAAGTTTACTCCAATGAACTACAAGGTTTTATACGTTGGTAACACACTTACTTTGTATAAAAGCTCAAGTAGCCAAGTTGGAAACGATGTAGTGGGCAATAAATTCCGTTGGAAAGACCTTACTAACTTTTACGGTAACTTCCAAAACGGCATTAGCCAAGTTAGACTGACATTCCCTTATCCAACAGGGTATCATGACATTGTTGGTACTGTTGCTTACAATCCAACAGACGAAACACAGTTATTGTTTACTCCGTTTGATAACACATTGCCTGCTAATACATTGCCACCTGTTAATGCCATCATTGATCCGCAGAATGTCACAGTTGATAGCAACATACTGACCCCATCCGCTGGTACTAGATATTTGATCTTAAACCCAATTGGCAGCGCAAACAGCTTGCCCGCTGAGGCATGGGCTGGTCCAGCTGGTACTAACCTAATAGCCAAGGCCAATGATATCATCGAATACAACGGAAGCTTCTGGACCATATCATTCGACAGCATTAACCCGCAAGTTGAGTATGTAAGTAACTTAACAACCACTGTTCAATATCGTTGGACTGGCAATGAATGGGTTAAGAGCTACGAGGGATTATACGATTCCGGCGATTGGAGTTTAGTATTATAATCCCAGACCACACCGAAGGAGTTGGTGCATTGATTTATGCCAAGAGCACCAATAGATATCTGTTCCTTCTAAGAAACAAAAGCAAGCATTCCGGGCTGTGGGGTATAGCAGGCGGAAAAATTGAAGCTGGCGAAACTGTTATTCAAGGTCTTGTGCGAGAAATACAAGAAGAAATTCAAGTTGATTTCACAAACAAAAAGTTTATTCCGCTTGAAACGTTTACCGCAGACAATCACAAGTTTGTCTATTACACATTCTTAGTGGGAGTAGATGATGAGTTTATACCAAAACTCAATAACGAGCACCGTGGGTACTGTTGGGTAGAACTAAACGATCACCCTAAACCTTTGCATCCAGGGTTATATCGTAGTTTTAACTTTGAGATAGTTAAAAAGAAAATCCAAACATTAGAATCAATATTGAATTAACCAATATCTGCTTCTAATACAAATCCTCTAAAATCAATTTGACGTAAGTTAGGGATACGAGCCAACTCATCTGGGATCCAGTAGTCGGCTGTTGGCATCACACGCACAAAGTCAACGTTTGAGTATGTACGCATTACGCTGGCCATTGTTTTGGCCCAGAATACGCTTTTATCTTCCACAACAGTTGATGCTAGGTAACCGGGGGAGTCCTTGTAAACGTTGTTCATTATACCTTCGCCGTGGTAACTGTCGTAACCTAGTAAAAATATTTTGTCGTGACCGTCAAAGCATGCCATATACACAGCTAGTGCACCAGCATCAAATGTTGGATTTTGTGGAACAATGTAAAAGTTAGATGGATACTTTAAAACATACTGTGCATTAGTATAAACAATGTGTTCTGCTGTGTAGCCTGATTGTGCAATCTCGGAGATAATGCCATCGCCTGTGGCAACTAAAAAGTCCGGAGTAAAATCTCTATATAACGCATTGCAACCATAGCTCTGCAATTTGTCTGCTGCCAACAAACCACCTTGGTGGCGGGCAATATGCTTTAAATCAAATCCCAATCTACTTTCACCGTTGCCGATCACAACTGCTTGACTAGTAACGTGAGTGTTAAAAACTGCGTTTGGGATATGTTCAGTAGTTGGTTCCCAGCTAGACGCTTGGTATGTTAAATCTGTAACAATAGTTTCACCGGCGTAGTTGCTGCGATAAATTTCTTTAAGTTTTTGCATTAGAATCTTCCTACAACTACTTCTATAGTTTGTATATTATTACTATTTATTGTATCCAGTGCTTTGCCAACTACACAGCCTGGTACAAATTTAGAATTATTAATCTTTTGTGCAACACCCGGTGTTGTGCTGGTTACTAATACATCGCCCTTGTTTACTGGGCCTTGTACCAAGCAGGGCAATCTACCAGTTAGTCCCAATTCAACTACATGTTCTCCAGTTAATCCACCGTTCATCAAGTGAGCAGGATTAGTAGAAACAATACCGGCAACTCTTGGATCGTGATCATTGACTGTTGTAGTAACTTCATTGGCGCCCCCGAAGACTAAAACTGTACCAGGTGGGTATTGTTTATCTGCTAGATACTTTTCTGCCAAGTCGGCATATCTAGCTTGGGTTGATGTACCGTAAAATGTGCGCCACCATGTTGTTCCCGAACCGATATCATACGTTATGTTTGCACTTGGTAATACATAGCCTGTTACTGTTACGTTTGCTCCGAACGTAGCTGTACTGCCAAAGTTTGCTGCGCCAGCAACACCGGTGCCGCCTTTAACTACAAACGCACCGGTGGTTGTACTTGAACTAACTGTAGTAGCAGAAACAACAGTGTTGCCCGTTGCTCCGTCTATTTTAAATAATTCTGTAGTTCCAATACCACCGTTATAAAACGTAAATCCGTCACTAGTACCTGCACTAAATCTTGCACCAGGAGCTGCAAAGGAGTTTGAGTGATCTATAACCAGACCGTCGCCGGTATAGCCGCCGTTATACGCACCGGTTGCATATAGTCCTGCAGAAGTATTTAGACCACCGCCAGAGTAAACGTTGCCCGAAACGCCAACCCCACCGGACACAATAAAAGTACCAGTAGACGACGATGTTGATGTAATGCCGGCGTTGGCTGTAACTAGTCCTGTTGTACCGTTGTAATACAAGTACAATGCACCGTTGAATGTATTCTGAGAGTTAACCTGCACTTGGCCATTGGTACCGCCAGCACTTGCACCACCGCCGCCCGATGAATCAGTAAATGTTAACCCAGTTGTGCCTAATACAATGGGATCCGGTGTAGTTAATCTATAAGACTTACCAGCAGATACTGTACCCTCCGAAATGCTAACAGAGGCACCTGAGGTTAATTTGTCAGATGTGTCAGCATCTAGTGCTCTAACCCATGTACCGTTGGCACCAGTACCGACTACTGTTACAAAATAAATACCGTTTTGGGCAACTGATGTTTGAGCTCTAACCAGTACACGGTCGTATTGGTTTAAAGATACACCGTCAACAGAGTTAGGGGCGCCACCAACAAGTGTCACTGTTGAAGATGTTACAACTCGACAGCTATTTTTCCAGTCGCTATCGTAAATTTGACTATACTTTGGTCTTGTTAATCCCATACTAATTCCGTTATTGAGTATTTAGCAAAAACTAAAGGGCCGCTAGGGCCCTTTGTTAAGTGGAAATTGTTTATTGACGACCAACAACTACTTCAATAACACCTTTAGCGCCGCTGAAGTCAGCTAATGCTTTACCAATTACCTGACCACATACCGCGTCATTATTGGTTTTAGCATAGCCAAATCCTGCACTGACCATTAGATCACCTTTATGTACGGGACCAATTACCTTGGTTGGTACTCGCCCTTGTAGCGCCAATGGCACAACTGTTGGGCCCTGTAGTCCACCGTTCATCAAGTGGGCAGGATTAGTAGATACTACACCAGCTACACGCTTAGTACCTTCTGTTGCCAATGTAACTTCATCGCTGCCGCCAAACTCAACTACTGTACCCGGATCATACGTCTTGTCTGCTAGATAATTTTCTGCCAAGTCGGCGTATTTTGCTTGTGTTGACACCCCGTAAAATGTATTCCACCAAGCTGTAGATGATCCAACGTTGTAAGACAAGTTACCAGTTGGCACAATGTTGCCTGTAAACGTAACCCCGCCTGGATTTAACCCAGCAGTGGTATTACCTGTAACGTTACTAATAGTCAAGTTACCGTAAACTGCTTCAGTACCGGTAACAATTTCGTTAATAAAAGTTGTTGTGGTACCTGTTGTTGAGATGTTACCGGTAGTAGTAATACTACCTGTAGTTGCATCAATTGTCAACGGTCCTACTGTCAGACCGTTGTGTACTATAAAATTACTGTTTGCCATAGTTCCATATCTCCCTGTTGGCTATTAAATTGCTTGATAATCTTTCTTAACGCGGAAAATAGTTCCTGCGTTTGTTGGCGTTCCATATATTCTTGTGGCGCCTGACGAAATGTTAGCGGAGTAGGATACTAAAGAGTTACCAGAAGTACTTACAACACCATACACTACTCTTGTTGCAGTTGTACCATCTTGTACAACTAAAATCTTAGCTGTTTCACGAATGTTTGTGTTTGGTATTGTTGCTGTCACAAAGTACTCGCCTGAACTGTAGACAGTGTTAGTAAATGAATCTAACAATGTGTCACCTGTACCTGCTGCGGTTACGTTTGCACGAGCATTAACTTCGGCACCAGTGGTATCCCAGTAGGTTGTTGCTGCTGTACTTGAGCTACCTGTGTAAACATAAGCACCGTTGTTATCAACTAAGAACTGCATGTAACCGTTTGTACTTGCAATACCGGTTACAGTTTGTGTAGTTGTTAACTTACGAATGTCAATTACGTCACCCGATGCAGGAGCTTCTGTAAATGTCAATGTAGTCCCGCTAACGCTGTAGGCCAATGTTGGAATCTGGATAACACCGTTAATAGAAACAATACAACTGTTAGTTGTTTGTGGTTCACTTAGTGTGAATACTGTTGTTACACCATCGCCGCTGGCTTGTTGGTCAGCAATAACTGTAAACTGCGAGCTTACTAACTGCCAACCAGGAGTTGCGCCACCGTAGTATTCGATCGCATTTAGTGTTGTGTTGTAACGGAACATACCCAATGTATCTGTTCCACCTGCACTACCAGGACGTTGTGCGCTGGTACCGGCCGGTAACAATAACGAATCTGTTGAGAATACTTGAAGTTTAGCACCAGTTACTACGTTAGCTTGTACCGCACTGTTACCAATAATAACTGCATCATATGTGGCACTTGGACGAGCCCAAATTAATGTAGCATCGTTCTTGCCTCTGACTTTGAAATCGTATCCAGCAGTTTGACTGCCGTTAATAACCATTGCGCCGCCAATATAGCTGTTACCGCTAATAGACTCGCCACCCCAAACTTGGAATGCGCCAGTGTTGGCTGTATTGGTATTGTTTGTTGGTAACTTTAATACAAAAGTACCGCTAGTATTTGTGTTACCGTGGAAACGTGCAACTTCTGCATTGGCATAGAACGAACCAACACTTAATGTAATGTCGTTAAAGCTACCTGCTTCGCTGGTACCCAATACCAAGTTACCACCATATGTGCTACTGATTGGACGAGTGATTAAATAACCGTCTTGTGGTTTTGTGATTGTATAAGTTGGATCGTTAAAGGCAGAACCGGCAATACCCATGTCAGTCCAGCCGCCTGTGTCATTGCCGTTGTCTGCATATGCTGCATAATCAGCCGACCCAGTATTGGTTGTGTTCTTTAATGCAACTTGTGCATATGCTGCACCTGCTTTACTAACAATAATACCTGCACTAGCCAATGCTTGACCAAATGCGCTGGTGCCGCCAACGTACAAGTTGTTGCCAATGCTTACGTTACTTGCAATACTTGCGCCACCTGTGCCGGTTACAATTAATGCACCAACACCAGTTGCTGCTGTTACATCGGTGCCGCTAGTAATTACTACGTTACCAGCTGATGTTATTACACCGCTAGTAGATAATGTTGTAAATGCTGCTGTACCCGGAGTTACGTTACCAATTGCCTGTGCCTGTAATCCGCCGGTTGTTGCTGTTGTAAATGCACCAGTTGATGCTGTTGTGCTACCAATTGGGGTATTTTGAATACTGCCTGCATATACTGCGCCTGCAATTCCTGCTCCACCGCCCACAATTAATGCGCCGGTTGTACTACTTGTAGATACTGTTGTGTTGGCAATAACAATATTACCGGTAATCAACGAATCATATGCTAGGCCAGCATCTGCCCAGTTAACACCAGTTGCACTTGGTTCACTTTGTACGTTTGCAAATAGTACCCATGCGTTGCCTGTTGCTTTTCTTGCAAGGCCCATGTGTGAGTAAATACCGTCGACTACACGGTCACTATAGAAACCAGAATCGTAGTTGTATGGAATTAGTGGACTAGGCGCTTGGAAATATACCAAAGAGTCTTGAATAGTAATGGTACTAGATATCGAACCAATAATGTTACCGGCATAAATGTTACCGGCAACATACATATCTTTAGCAACGCCAACGCCTCCAGAAATGACCAATGCACCAGTAGTTGTACTAGTTGCCTGTGTTGAGTTGGTAATTTGTGTAATACCACTTGCAGTTAATGTTGTAAATGCACCAGAGCCCGGAGTTACGTTACCAATAGCTTGGGCTTGTAATCCACCAACTGTTTCAGTTGTGAATGCCGCTGTACTAGGAGTAGAGCCACCAATCGGTGTGTTATTTAAACTTGAGAAAATTGCAGCGCCGCCAGTTACTGAACCGCCGATGTTAACTGCACCGCTGATACCAGCACCACCAGTTAATACCAATGCACCAGATGTTGTGCCTGCTGATACTGTACCGGGTGTGTTAAATGTTGCAACAATGTTGGCTGCATTCACCCCGCCTGATAAGATTTTAACACTACGGGCCGCGGTAGTTGCACCCAATACCAAGTTACCACCAAACTGTGATGTTAGGTTACCTTGAGTATACAAGTATGCATCGTTTGCATACAAGCTGGTACCAAGACTGTTGTTTGGGTTAGTTCCATCATATCCGGAACCTGCAATGCCTAAGTCGATATAGTTAGCAACGTCTGTTCCGTTGTTAGCAGTCGCTACATAGTCTGTGGTAGATTGGTTACCAGCATTGATGTTCTGGCTATTAATTTGTGCATAGCCATTGTAGTTTTCCGAGAACTGCGATACTAACTGAGGGAGTGCTGTAAACCCAACAGGAATACCTGCGTACAATGCACCAAAGCCAGTTGTTGCATTACCAACAAAGAAACCAGCGCTGGTAGTAATAATGTTACCAGTAGCTGTTGTAATGTTACCAAATACGTTAACGTTGCCGCCAACACCAACCCCACCTGTTACAACCAATGCACCATTGGTATATGCAGTGCTAGCAGTACCGTTAGTAAATGTTACTAATCCACTTGCCGATAATGTAGTAAATGCAGCCGATGATGCAGTTGTGCTACCAATTGGAGTGTTTTGTATGCTACCTGCTGTAAGCACACCCGAGATAGTTTCCGAAATACTAGTAATGTTACCAACTTTTACGTTAGCATACCCACTGTTGTTAATAGTACTAACACCCGTACCAGTGTCAGTTGTAGTTATAGCTTCAAATGCTTGGTCAGCTTCTACCCAGCCCCAGAATGTGTTAACTGAACCGTAGTTGCTTAATGTAGATAAGTTACGGTTTACAAGAATACCAATATCATATCCAGTCAACGAACCAGAATAGTTATTGTTAAAAACAACAACAGGGTCGTTAATGTAAGTGTTAATAGAATTAAGCTGAATGTAGTTGTTGGATACTGTCAAGTTACCAAGAATAGTAACGTTTGAGTTCAGAGTTAAATTCGCATTAAAGTTTGTACCTACTAGCGTTCCGTTCGCTATTTTTTGGTAGGTAATTGTGCTATCAGTAATCTGATTATTCTTAATTCTAGTTACGGCCATTCTGTTCAGCTCCAAATATTAGTAGTATTTAGCCAAAAGGAATGCTTTATGGGTTGTGCCCACAAAATTAATTAGATTTGCTTTTAGTAGCCGCCGGTTAGCGGGCTACGCTTCCATGTGTTTGTAGCTGTACAAACATAGATGTAGTTGGCATCCCAACAGATTTGGCCTACTGTGCCCACTGCATTAGATGCTTTTGTTGTCTGTGGTGCAGATAAAATGCCGCTTAGGGTAATATTACCCGATACAACTAAATCATCTGCCAGTGTTGAATTTAAATTTACAGTGCCGCCTAAGAAACGTACATCAATGACGTCTGATACCAATGGAATTTCGGTAAATGTAATTTGTGTTCCACTTACTGAATAGGATGTACCGGGCTGCTGTAATGTACCGTTAATGCTAACTAAAATACCAACTGTAGTCGATGATTGATCTAGCGTAAAGGTAGCATTGGTGCCATCGCCTGTAATCTGTTGGTCAGTAATGGTGTTAGTCACCGGAACCCAAACTGTCCCGTTAAAATATTCAATTTGGTTTGTGTCAGTGTTATACCGAATATACCCTACTGCACCAGCTGGGCGATTACCAGTATTACCTACTGGGATTTTAATAGACCCTGTACCAGACAATGTAATTACATTGCCATTTATATTTGTTATTGAGTCAGCATGCAAGTTACCTACTAAATTAGTAGCAGTAACATTACCGGTAATTGTTGCTGTTGTTCCGAATACGTTTCCTATCACATTGCCGACTGTGATATTTCCTGTACTTGGGTTGATTGTAAATGTGCTGGTAGTATAGGTTGCGCCGTTACCACTGGCCTTGTCTACCAGCTGAGGATAGTACACAGCGTTAGTCGATGTTGCAGTAAAGCTGTCATACAAACCAACGTTGGCAGTATCAACGGTACCGTTAATATGACCGTTAATATTTCCTGAATAAAAATTAGTTACAGTGGCATATGTCGCAGATACATTGGCTAGATTATTGATGTAGCCACCTGTTAGCACCACGTTACTTGAACTAAAGTTAGTCACTACACCAGTAGTAGATTGTACATTAGTTAAACCAGTTGCAGATCCACCTGAGATAGTTGCAGTTGAGATACTGGCGCTTGTGGCACTTAAAGTATTAAATGACGCTGCCGATACATTAGCCGTTGTAATGTAAGCCGTTGGTACTACCAAGTTGCCACCTACATTTAAATTGGCCTGCACACCAGCGCCGCCATAGACTACAAACGTGCCAGATGCAGTGTTGGCAGATTCTGTACCAGAGTGGAAGAAAGTTGCGGCATTATGATCAGTGTTAATACCGCCGGTGATGATTACAAGATTTCTGCCGTGCACTGTTGTACCAATAACCAAGTTGCCGCCAATGTTCGCTGAGGTATTTCCTTGTGCGTACAGGTATGCATCGTTAGGGTACATTACGTTGCCTAGACTATTATACGGACTGTTTGGATCGTAACCTGACCCTGCAATACCTAAGTCAACGTAGTAGGTTGTGTCAGTTCCATTGTTTGCTGTTGCAACATAATCTGTTGTTGCATCACCACCGGCATTGATGTTCTGTGTGTTGATCTGTGCATAGCCATTGTAGTTCTCTGAGAACTGAGCAACTACCTGCGGTAGTATGCTGTAACCACTAGGTATACCAGCATACAATGCATTAAATCCTGTGATAGTGTTACCAACAAAGAATGCACTATTCAATGTTGTAATGTTACCAGTAGCAACTAAAATATTGCCGCCTA